GCATCAGGTATTACCTTTTTTTGGTGAAGGTGAAAGACGTTCTATTGCGATGAACTGGAATGTTCATGATAGTGAAGAAGAGCGTAAGAAGTATATGTCTGACCGTGAGGCAGAACTATATGATGCAAAGAAGGCTTCTGATGGTGAATAATGTAAGATTAACACAAAGACCGCCCGTTTACAAATATGATGAAGATCGTTTGATCTCTGATTTGAAAGATTATATTGATGATACTTACGACCAACACTACAGTCAAAATAATTTTCAGGCTACAGAGTTTATTATGGACAGTGGCCACGGTGAAGGTTTCTGTATCGGTAACATTATGAAGTATGCACAACGATATGGAAAGAAAAATGGCAAGGATAGAAAAGACTTGCTAAAGGTTATTCATTATGGTATACTGGCATTACACAATCATGATAAAGAATGTGATAATGAACGGGAAAGTAATGTTCACTATCCTGTGAAATATGAATATACTTAGAGAGAATATATTATGAAATTAAGTGATGAAACAGTATCTGTGTTGAAGAATTATTCTACTATCAATCAGAACCTAATGATTAAATCTGGCCAGGCGTTGACCACAATGTCTGCAATGAAAAATATTGTGGCCAAGTCAACCGTGACAGAAAACTTTGAAAGAGATATTGCAATCTATGATTTGAATGAATTTCTTTCTAGTATGTCTTTGTTTACTACACCAGAGATGGATTTTCAGAATGACTTTGTAGTTATGCGTTCTGAAGGTTCAAATAGTAGTTTGAAGTATTGGTATTCTGATCCGTCAGTTGTTACTAGTGTGACAAAAGATATTACGATGCCAGAATGTGAGGTTAAGTTTTCTCTTTCCAGTGATATCCTTTCTAATGTTCAGAAAGCTGCAGCAGTTATTGGTGCACCTGATATGGTGTTGGAAAGTGGTAGTTTGCGTGTCACTGATAAAAAGAATGACACTGCTAATGCTTATTCAACTGAGGTTGTGAATGGAACTGATGGCATGGATTATAAGTTTTGGTTCAAGGTTGAAAATCTAAAACTTCTGCCCGGAACTTATGATGTAAGTGTATCTTCAAAACGGATTAGTCACTTCAAAAATACAAATGTAGATATTGAATATTTTATAGCTCTTGAACCAGAATCATATTTTAATTCTGATTCTTAAAAGGAGTTTTTGTTATGGATGAATTTCTGTGGGTCGAAAAATATCGACCAAAGAATCTTGACGCATGTGTATTACCGACTAACCTGAAAAACACTTTGAAAGAGTTTGTGGCAAATGGTAATGTTCCTAATGTCACATTTGCTGGTGGTCCTGGCATTGGAAAGACCACCGCTGCAAAGGCACTTCTTAATGAACTGGATTTATCTTATATGATGATTAACGGTTCAGAAGAATCCGGTATTGATGTTCTGAGAAACAAGGTTAAGAACTTTGCCTCTACTGTATCTCTTCATGGTGGTCGTAAGTATCTCATTCTTGATGAGGCAGACTATCTGAATCCACAATCCACGCAGCCAGCGTTGCGTGGGTTTATTGAAGAGTTCAGTTCTAACTGTGGGTTTATTCTAACCTGTAATTATGTCAATCGTATCATACCGGCATTGATATCTAGATGCCCAACGTATGATTTCTCAATACCTAAAGCAGAGAAACAACGACTTGCTCATGATTTTTATCAGAATGCTCTAAACATTTTGGAATCAGAAGGTGTTCAGTTTGACCCCAAGGCTGTGTCTGGAATTGTTCTAAGACATTTTCCTGACTGGCGTAGAGTTTTGAATGAACTTCAGAGATATTCTGTCTCTGGAAAAATTGATGCTGGCATTCTTGTTGATATGAAGAGTGACAACATTAAAGAACTCATAAACCATATGAAACAAAAGGAGTTTACAAGTGTTCGGAAATGGGTTGTTGACAATTTGGATAATGATTCAACTCGCTTGTTCAGGAATATTTACGATAGTCTTTATGATTATGTGGATGGCTCTAGTATTCCTCATGTTGTTGTTATATTGGGCGAGTATCAGTACAAAGCAGCTTTTGTCGCCGATCAAGAGATTAACACTTTAGCGTGTCTTACTGAAATTATGGCGAGAACCAAGTTCAAATGATTATTATAGATGGGTTAGTAGAACAACATTATGCTGAATTGATTCATATTCAAATGAGAACAGTTTCATGGGAATATAATTATTCTTCTGTTGTTGGAAAACCAAACAAACATTGGCATAGATTTTGTGGTCATGATACAGATGAAGTTAGTAATAATGGTTTTAATTGGTTGTTGCCAATTTGGGATAATGCCAAACGTAAACTTAAATTAGAAGACACATATAATATTTACAACTTTGACCGTGTGTATATGAATGCACACACTTTTGGCACTGAACCACATTTACATCATGACGATGGTGATTATACCATGATATATTATCCTTATATGGGATGGAAAAAAGAGTGGTCTGGTGGTACAATGATTACTGGTGAGATGTGTGACTACGTTGGTAATAGATTAGTTATGTTTCCAGCATCAGAGAAACACCAAGCCATGCCAGTGACCCGTGATTGCTACGAGTTGCGTTCAGTTATTGTGTTTAAGACAAGCACTAAGTCATGGGATACAAAACATTGTTACATGGATTATGATAGTGGAAGAAGTTGATGTATGAACTGAAAGACTACTTAAATGCAATCAACCAAACCAAAGAGACTCTCATGGATGGAGAGGATGAAATGTGGGAAAAGAAGTATCCACCATTCGTTATAAATAAATGTCTTCATGCTTTTCCAGATACAATTTTATTTGTTAATGAGATTAACCAGATACCCAATTTAGATAATAAACTTCAGTTTGACTTTTTTCTAAATACTTTGAGAGCAAGGAAACGTTATACTCCTTGGTTGAAGGCGAAGAAATTAGAAAATCTAGAGTGCATTAAAGAGTATTATGGTTATAACAATGAGAAGGCCAAGACCGCTCTTGATATACTAGATGATGAACAGATTTCCGCCATAAAACAAAAATTATATAAAGGTGGAAGAGATGGAAGAAATTAGTTGGTCGCAAAAAGATATGTTAGAGGTGACGTTGAGAGAGCCAGATGATTTTCTTAAAGTCAGAGAAACACTTTCCAGAATTGGTGTAGCATCTAGAAAAGAAAAGAAGCTTTATCAATCTTGCCATATTTTACACAAGCAAGGAAAATATTACATAGTGCACTTTAAAGAACTGTTTGCTTTGGATGGTAAGAAAACAAACTTGTCTGAAAACGACATTGCCCGAAGAAATACGGTTGTTAATCTTCTTAATGATTGGGGTCTGGTTTATGTTGACGATGCGGCAGAACCAGCTGCGCCTCTTAGTCAAATCAAGGTAATATCTTTTCGTGAAAAAAATGATTGGATGCTAGAGACAAAATACAATATTGGCAAAAAACGGGACTAGAACCTTGGAAAACTTCAAGTCTTTCATCACTGAATCAAAAGAAGATAAGTATCGTATTCTTGTAATTTCTTCTGAAACAGCGCCGGGAAAGAAACCCTTTCATCGTACTGCGAGACGCTTTGTTGACGAAGCAAAGAGAGCTGGACACGATATTTACATTGTCCAAGTTGAAGGTGCTATTATTACTTATGATAATGGTTACAAAATTTTCAACGCTGATGATAAAGATGGATTTGAAATTGACAATGACACCGTAGCAATTGTGCGCGGCTCTGTTCGATTAAAAAAGAGTTATCTAGACCTACTTAGTCAATTAGAAAAGATTGGTGTTTGCATGGTGAACAGTCGAGAGACAGTTGAAATATCAGCAGACAAATATAGAACATATCTTAAATTACAAGATTATGGATTGACACAACCTAAAACAGTTCTCATTCCTAATGTTGATACATTGCAACAATCGTTAGAATCACTAGATAGTAAATTTCCCATCATCATGAAAACTTTAGAGGGTTCTAAAGGGGTTGGTGTTTTATTTATTGAGTCAGAACGACAAATTGAATCTTTGGTTCAATTACTGTACAATCAAAATGAAGACGTAGATTTACTAATTCAAGAATACATTAAAACTGATGGAGATATACGAGTTATCGTTTTGGGTGGTAAAGTTATCGCCTCTATGAAACGAGATGTAGTCGAGGGAGACTTTAGATCGAATGTTTCTCAAGGTGCAAAGGTCAAAGAGTATGAGTTGACAGATTTAGAAATTGAACAGTGTCTATTGGCTGCAAAAGCAATTGATGGTTCTTGGGTTGCTGTGGATTTTATTCCATCAAAGAATCCTAAAACAGAGCCACCATATATCTTAGAAGTAAATCACTCGCCAGGCACAGAAGGTATTGAAAAAGCAACTGGCGATAATATTGTTAAAAAGGTTATTGATTTTTACTCTAACCCGAAAAATAGATACGCAGTTCCCTCTCAATGCGGTTGGGAAGAAATAGTAACAGTGAAACCTTTTGGAGATTTGGTTGCAAAGTTTGACACAGGAAATGCTTTGTATCCTGTCCTTCATGCTGAGGATATAGAAGTAAAGGGTAATAAAATTACGTTCACTAATGGTGAAAAAACCATAACCACTAAATTAGTTGGAGACTATGTTTCTATGACTGGTGGTGGTAAAGATGAAAGATATTTGATAGAATTAGAATTTGAATTTGCTGGTTCCTCTTATGGAAAAATTACTTTTGGTTTAGACAATAGAGATGCCTTCAATACTGATGTTTTGCTCAATAGAAAAACCATGCGAATGTTGAATGTCATGGTGAATCCACGAAGAAAATATATCGTTACCACTAAGTTTACCCTTGACAAATAACCACAAAGGTGTTATAGTCTGATAATGGACTTTTATACTAATGTTATCCAATGGGGCAACAGCCTACTTGTTCGCGCAGTCGAAAACAATCAACGCATCAGAAAGAAGGTTCGTTATGAACCAACGTTGTTTGACCTTGTAAATGAACCTACAGGGTATAAAACCCTAGATGGTAGGCATGTTCGCCCCAACAAGTTTGATTGTATTCGTGATGCCAAAGACTGGTATAAAGACAGAAAAGATCAAGATATCGTATTTGGCAACAATCAATACAGTTATTGTTATATC